ATCAACGAATTGAAGATGCTAACATGGGAGTATAATCCGAAGTCTCGGTCAGTAAGGTATGCCGCACCTGCGGGATTCCATGATGATGGGGTAATGGGGTCAGCTATCGGTTACCATGCGTTCAAGTCATTAAAACAAGCAGCAGCAGTTAAATTCACCTGATATGAAATACCCAAAGAACTGGATGCAGGTAAGCATCGGAATGTACGCTCAACTGTACGAACTAGAACAAGTGCGTAAGGAATTAGACACGTATGACTATTACGGTCGCAAGGTATCAATCCTTTGTAACATTGGCGAAGATGAGGCAATGAACGTGCCTATGCCTGAGATTAAACGCATACTGGCAGCTACGGAGTTTTTGTCCACTCCACCTGAGAATAAGTTCATCAACGAGTTCGTGGTCGGTGGTAAGTGGTTCGACGTTAACCCTGATATGTCGGCAGTAAGCCCGGCACAATTTATTAGCCATTCGACCTACACCAAGGACAATATAAACTTTTGGCAGAACATCCATAGAGTTATGTCGGTGTGGTGTATTGAGCGCTGCAAGACGTTCAAAGACCAAGATAATGACGAAGTGGCTAAACTATTTTGGAACGAACTACCTATGTCGGTGGTATTCCCTTTAGCAACTTTTTTTTTGACCGTGTGGGAACAATTACCCGAAACTATCCAAACTTATTCGAGCAAGACACGGACGAAGCTGACCAAGGAACTAACACAATATCTGCAGAACGGAAATTCATAGACCGATGGGGGTGGTTTTCTCTTTTGGACGAACTATCTAACGGCGATTATTGCAAGTGGGACACTATACTATATGATTGGACGATAATCAAGTTCTTCAATACGATGGCATACATCAAAGACAGGAATAGGGTTAAGCGGTTAATCGAAGAAGCGAATAAACCAAAACGAGTATAATGGCAACGGTAAATGAAATAGTTGATTTGTTAGAAGCGTTCGGTCAGGACTTAGCTAGTGACACCATAGCATCACTTAAGGCTAAAGGCCATGCACCGATGGGACAGTCAGGATTGGCAGGGTCTGTTAGATACAAAGTTTCCATAAGAGGAAACAGCGTTGAGATGAACTTGTCAATGGATGAATACTGGAAGTACATTGACCAAGGAACGAAAGGCGCGAAGAAACGCGGGTCTGCTGCGGATAGAGAACGCATGGTTAAGTCTTTGGAGAATTGGATTACTACGCATAACATCAACCCGTTAGCCATTTACAAGTCTAAATTGAAAGACCCTTCTAAGTCTAAGGTAAAATTCGCGGACGCTAGGAAATCCTTAGCATGGGCGATAAAGAAAGCCATCAATAAAAAAGGTATAATCAAGCGATTCGGCTATCGTGGTTCGGGGTTCTTCACATCGCTTATTGATGACGGTCGGGTAAGTCAATTAGAGGATAAACTTACTCTATTGTTAGGGGAACATGTGAAGGTGGATATAAGGCAAATACTCGAAGGTTAATGGCATACACGATACATCAGCAACCAACATGGGCAACGGCTTACAAGCTAGTCTCAGGCTATAATGAGCAGAACTATGTCGTTAAGTCAACCAATAACACTCAGGACAATTACCAATACTGTCTTGATGTTTATGTTAATGGCAGCAAGGTAAAACGCTTGAAGAAAGCACCGCACCCGACTTACGGTGTAGGCGTGTTTGACATCAAAGGTATCGTTGAACCGTATTTGAGTTATGATATTGATTTAAAATCAACCGAGGGCTTTGAGCAAAACCCTAACTCATACGCAACGGTGTATGTTATCGCGGGTGAGGAATATGGTTTGTCTTCCACAGGCGCGACCTACTACGCATCAGCAACGGGTGATACTTACTATGCGATTAATAGTTCACTTGAACAGATAGACTTTCTTACTAGCACTATTTGGAATGCTCAGGAATATCAAATGGGAACAAGCGCAAGTAAGTTCCTGACGAATATGCCGCGCACCATGACCTTGTTCGACAATCAGGTGTTATGGATTAACTTCACGCACTTTCAGAACTACGTTTACAAGTGTTTAGTGAAGACCTATGACATTAACGACAACGTACTAGGCACTTACCGCTTCGATAATGCGTTCAACACGCCTGACGTTGATATAACCGACCGCTTCCTTCGTGTTGCGGCAGGCTGGAACTTAAACGATGTTACCCTATCATCAGGAACACAGCCTATACTCACTAGTGGTGTTGCTTACTACATTTTGTCGTTAGTTGACAACAGCAACAACCCACGTTCAGAGGGAATAACGTTCTATCTTGATGAAGACTGCACGATGTATGACATTTACGAACTGCACTTCCAAAACGCATTCGGTGGGTTCGATTCGTTCCAGTTCCGTAGACAATCAACGGAGACAGATACTATCGTTAGACGGGAGTATAAACAGAACACGGGGCTGACAGCCTCAACATCGTACACGGTGACACCCGCGCAACGCGGAACGCAGTCATACTACACCGCAGCGGATAGGGTTACCGTTCTACGCTCAGGATGGATTAATGAGCAGCAGTTTGAATGGCTCAGGGAGATGGTGGAATCACCGCAAGTGTTTTGGTTTAAAGACTGGACTACCTCAGTTGCCGTGAACATCATTGACACTAGCTACACCGTTCAGAAGGATACTAACCTAGAACTTTACAACCTGACTATTTCAATGAAACTTAGTTCATCAAATTACAGACAAAGGTATTAATGGCTAAGGTAGAACTATACATCAACGATACACTTGTCGATTTAATGCCTGACTTTACATGGGCATTGAACTATCAGATAAGCGATATATCGCGACCTGAAACAAGACAGGTGAACTACTCCAAGACGGTTATACTTCCTGCAAGTAAGACTAACAATAGTCTGTTCGGACATTTGTATAATCTTGATGTTTACATCGACAACACAACTTCGGTGAACTTCACACCTGATTTTTCTCCGAACCTTAAGACCTCAGCAGTTCTTTATGTTGATGGTGTTGAGCAGTTCAGGGGAATCGTGCAGTTGATGAGTATTACCAAGACCGACAACCTTGACATTGTTTACAACTGCCAGTTATTAGGCGAGTTGGTAGATTTGTTTCAACGCATCGGCGATGAGTACTTGACAGACTTGGATTTCTCCGCGTTTGATCATGCATGGACACAGGCTAACATCGAATCATCATGGGACACGTCGATAACTGAGGATGGCGGTTCTACACCGTTTGAACTTGGTAATGGGTATGTATATCCGCACATCGACTACGGTTTCGGCTCATCGGTTACGAATTTTAGTTATAAGAATTACAGACCTGCTATCTATGTAAAGGAGTACATAGATGCTATCTTCGAGACTGCAGGGTTTACATACGATTCAGATTTCTTCACTTCTAGCGACTTCTGTTCGCTTATCGTGCCATTCAGCAATGGTACGTTCCAGTTAACTACCGAAGACATTGCAGAGCGTTTGTTTGCGTCTTCACGCACAACATCAGCGCAATCATTCACAACAACCTCAACGGTAATATTCAATAGCGAATCATCAGACCCATCATCACAATACAATACCGCAACAGGTATCTTCACTGTTGGCGCAGGTCTTGACGCTAACTATAACTTTTACATTGAAATTAACCCGCGTATTGTACTAACTTCTGCGACATCAGGCGTTGCTATGTATGCGCTGCATGACTACCGTGTAAGCGCACTACTGCAAGTTGACACAGGCGGCGGTTACTCAACCGTTAATGTAGGGTTCAGTACATGGAGAGTTGACCAGTTCACCACTTCAACCGATTCGGATACCGATGGCACATGGATTACTCAGGTTAACTCAGTAGGTGACGGAGTGATACGGTTCAACACAGGTAACTTATCGCTGTTCGCAGGTGATAAGGTGCGTGTACGTGTATCTATGACTAAGCTACAATCGAGCAACCCTGCTATTACTATTCCGATTTATCTCGGTAGAGGCACAACCGATTACTTCTACGTCAGTAACACTTATTACACAGGAACAGAGGCTTACACCGTTAAGACTGGCAGTGAGTTCAGGAACAATATTGATTCACCTGAATACGAGTTCGGGAACACTATTAACATGAACGCGGTAGTGCCGCAGAACGTGAAGCAGAAAGACTTCCTTCTGTGGATTATCAGAATGTTCAATCTTTATATCAAACAAGATGAAGAAGTACAGAACAGACTTATCATTGAGCCCCGCGACGAGTTCTACACCTCAACCGTTGTGGACTGGTCAGATAAACTCGACACCTCCAATGCTATGGACATCAAACCGATGGCCGAACTGGAAGGTAAGCGTTACATTTTCCGATACAAAGAAGACAAAGATTACTTTAATACCCTCTATCAAGATTCATGGAGAGAGAGTTACGGACAGCGCACCATTGACATCACAAACGACTTTCTAAGGTCGGATAAGGTTATCGAGGTAGGGTTCAGTCCTACGCCAATGGTAGGCAACACCGTGAATGATATGGTGTACCCGCGTATATTGTCAATTGACGATAACGGAACGGTGAAGACCACATCAGCCAATGTACGTATATTGCACTACTCAGGGCTTAAGACCACCAACGGCACTTACATCATTGACTATCCATCAGGCTCAACAACCTATGGTGAATATCCGTTCGCAGGTCATGTGGACAATGCTCAAACACCTACATTAGACCTTTCATGGGGCGTACCTGCAGAAATCTACTGGACATCGGCATGGGGCGCGATAAGCTACACCAATGGCAACCTAGTTAACAAGTACTGGCAGAAACAAATCGATGAAACAACCGACCGCAACAGCAAGGTTGTGACGGCGTATTTCAACCTCAATGCGCTTGACATACTATCGCTTGACTTCGCGAAGCTATACTACTTCGATAAGCAGTATTTCAGGCTCAATAAGATTATTGACTACAATCCAATACAACCGCAGGTAACCAAGTGCGAGTTCCTAAAACTTATCGGCGGAGTTCCCTTTGCGGGAACTTCTACAAACGTAGACGGCGGTAAGGGAACAAACAAGCCACAGTTCGCAACACCGTTCAGAGGTAACGGCAACACAGGTAAGCGATTCGACATCACCGTATCAGGTAATAACAACCGTGTGGCTGAATCAGCGCAAGGTATCACTATTAGCGGTGATAACAACATCGTAACAGAAGGAGTTGAAG